ACGTTTTCCCAGCCGACGGTCATCGCCGCCAGCATATCCAGCGAGTCCTTCTCGACCTCCTCCATATCCACCTCGTTGAGGCGCTTGGGGTCGTTGCCACGAGCCAGCCGCTTCTGAATCTGCTTGCGGGTGAACTCGCGGTAGACGTCGCTGTCGGGGCCGCGCAGACGGATGCGGACTGGCTGGCCGTTCTTGGCAATCAACGGCTCTTCGCCGTCGAACTGCTTCACGGTCATCAGTACGCCGAGATCAGCGAGGGACTTGGTATCAATCTGTGGCAGGTCAAATTTCATGTGGCTTTCCTGTGAAGTAGTGGTAGCCCGGGGTTTCCCCCGGGCCACCGGTGGGGTATTACGCGCTGCGCGTGATGATGATCGTGCCATCGTCAGCCGCTGATGCCGCGTCGTGATAGAGCGCTTGGAACGGCGACTGCAGGATGACCCCGCCGTCCGGTCCAACCGTCTTGTTGGCACCCATGAGCTTCACGCGACCCATGGTGAACTTCATGTAGTCGTTGCCACCGGCCTCGTTCAGCGTGACCTCAATGCCGATCTCCGTCTCGTTGAGGAAGTAGTTCAGCATCGTGAGGTTTTCGAAGTAGGCCGACAGCGTGCCGGTCACCACGAAGCGCCCGTAGAAAATCTCCGGAACGGTGACGCTGCCCACCACCGGGGTGCTGGACAGGTTGTTCTGGATCGTAAAGTCGAGCGATGTGATGATCGCCGAGGACGTGCCTTGGATCGTGAGTGAGCCGTTGACGCCGGACAGCAGTCCAGTCGTCGCAGCCGATGTCGGCGAGAGGAACACCGGCGAACCAGCGGTCGACGTGCCGGACATATTGATGCCCTGAATGCCGAAGTTCACCGTTGCCATACCGTTTGGCGGCATCGACACGGCGACGTCGCTGATGCGGCAGCCGACAAACGTCTCGGACACATCGATGTCAGGGTAGACCTGCTCAATGGTGTACGAGGTCTGGGTGGTTCCGGGCTTCAGCTTGTTGCTCGACCACGAGCCGCGGAGGGCAGCTGCGAAGAAGTCGTCGTACGAGGTACGCGACAGTTCGCCTTGGATGTTGCCAGCCACGCGGCGCACGCCGTGGCGCATATCGTAGACCTGCTGGTCCGGGCGCACTTCGTTGGAGGTGAACGCTTCCTTCGTCAGCGCGAGTGACGAGGACACGCGACGCAGCACCTGCCCAGCGGCGGTGGACTGCGTGCCAAGGGTGGTCTCTGGGGCGTAGACCACACGGACGTTTACGTTACTCTGCAGAGGCATTGTGGGACTCCTTTAGTCGTTGTCCCGGTGCCGGGACCAAAAAAAGTTAATTGGTGGTATGCCCAATCATCGTCACGATGACTGTGCCGTTGAGCCAATCCGGTTCCTGTGTCAAACCGACACGCTCCACCTGTTGCACGGTGGCATTCGCATCGCCGTATGACACGACGGTCCCGGGCCGAAAGTGCTGCATCAGCGACCCTGCGAGACTTTCCAGAGCGACAGTTCCCGAGTTCACGGGGTAGTGCAGCGTGAAGTTTGCCGTCACGGTGTGGGCGATATACCCACCCAACCCCGTCGCCATCACATCGGACGACACCGGGATCATGCTTTCTGAAACGTACGGCTGGCCCTTCACGGGCGTGAATTCGCGTCCTTCCCACGCTACGTCAGGCAGGCCGGTCAGCGTTTGCAGCCGGTCACGCACCGCGGAGCGCAGGTCTTTGTGAAACGTCGCTGCGCTCATGCCAACTCCTTCATGAGCTTGGTCACCACCGACTTCGCCCGCTTAACGTTGCGCGTTACAAAGAACCGCCCGCGCATCCGGCGAGTACCGAACTCGACATAGGGACCGTATTCAGCGTTGTTCGTCATCCAGAAAATGTCACCGGCTTTCACGTTGGCTGCAACGATAGAAACCTTCGAATCTGGGTTGCCGTTGCCCTGCGATGCCGCGGGCGCACCGATGGACGGCTGCCATGAGGAACGCAGAAAGCCGGTATCGACCGGCGTGTCCTTGACCACATTTGCCGCGATCTCTTGGCACGTCTGCCGCGCCAGCGCGTCCATGTCCCCTTTGAACTTGGATGCCCAGTTCGACAGCTTCAGGTTGAACTCACGACCGTTGCTCATGTCAGCGCTCCGCGTAACACTTCGTGTAGGGTGCGCCGTCCCCCGCGGGGTTCAGATCGCTTACCCAGATCACGGACCAGTCGCTGCCAGCCCACCGCACCTTGTCCCCCGGCTGCGGCGTCGTGCCGAGCCGCGGGGCCAAGTGAAACTCCAGAATGTTCCGACGCTCTAGCGACCCGAGAGCGAACTCCGAGTCCTTCCCCGGCGGCAGCGCGATTCCCTTCATGCTGAAGGTGGTCGACACCGCCGTCTCCGTTTGAGTGACGGGGTTGAACGCGCTCGCCGACTTACGGGTGAACGTCACCGTAGCGCCCTTGCGTGAGAGCAGGGCGTGTGCTGTGTTCGCTTGGGCGGCGTACGTCGACACGACTTACTCCGTCCTCAAGTCCACCTCGGGATGGTCATTCATCCCGATCCGGAACTGGGCGGGCATCTCTGGCGCTGTCCACAGCGGGCCAAGGATGCTGTTCGGGTCGCGCACATACTGCTTGAGCAGGTTCTGTGCGAACGTCCACACCTTGCCGGTGGGGGCGTTGTCCGCGTAGGTCACCGAGATCGGCCCCACGCTTTCGCTCTTGACCATTCCACCGCGTGCCTCGTCGGCATACAACGCTTCGGTCAGACCCTTAAACGCCAACTCGGCGCACGCCTGCTTGACGCGGGCAGGCACGCCGGTGACCTCGTAGTCGGACCAGTCGGTCAGGTCTGCACGCGGGAACTCCAGCGCCTGCGTCGACTTGAGGCGCTGCCCTTTGTAGCGGTTGTAGGTGTCGACCCAGCCGGTTGCCAAGCGGATTGACGCCTCAAGCTGGAAGTCCTCATAGTCCTCCCAGCGGTAGTTCCGGCTGCTAGCGAACGTCTTAAACTCGGCGAGCGAGATGTAGGCGTCCGCGTTAGACAATCCAGTTCCGTCCTCAACGGTCAACGCCATATCTCACCTCATGCCATTCGTGCCAATTCCCGCTCTGCCTGCTCCTTGGGGAGCGGTCCAGCGAGGACTTTGCCAGCCGCATCAACTACTTCGAAACGCCCGAATCCCTTGTGTCGAATCGCGGGACCACGAGCCACCTCCGCGACCGGCGTCTCCTCACGAGGCGGCGCGGGCTGCGGCTTGATCTTGATGACCGGAGCCGCAGGCTTGATACCTGCAGCCTCGTCTACGACTTCGATCATGCGGGCGTCGTACATCTGGCGAAGCCGTCGCGGCTCAATCCCCTGTACGCTGACCGGATCATCGAAGTTGTACGTCACGCCGTTCATCACGAACGGGCGACCGGCCTTAAAACTGCTGTCTAGTGAAAATGGGCGTCGTTGTGTCATGGCTTTCCTACGACGGGCGTTGAAGGGAAAGGCGGGGCGGGCGGCACGACTGCACCACCCGCCCCAACCCAGTTAGGCGACGACCGTGCGCCAGAAAGCGCCGAGATCAGCCGACACCAGCTTCATGTCGAAGCTCATGTCGATCTCAACGCGGTCAGCACCCAGCGCCTCAAGCCGGAACGACTTGATGCGGTTGCCGTCAGCGCCCGAGCCGAGGAGGCCGGTCCACGAGAACGTGTAACCAGCGGTCGGCGTCATGAGACCCGGGGAGGTCGCAGCGTGGACGAGCAGGGCAGCCTTGCCGCCGATGAAGGCGTGCGAGGCGCTCTGGCCTTCCTTCGCGGTGTTCTCCACAGCGTTCATGACCAGCACCTCGTCCACGTTGAACAGGCGAGCGAGGGTGTCGCTGCCAGCCATCGCGGGCGAACCGACACCGGCCTGACCGTACTTGATGCGGTCAATGATGTCGGGGTGGTCGAGGAGCGCGTCGTACACCGCACGGCCCACCACGAGCTTGTTCGGCTCGTAGCCGGTCGACTGGGCAATCGCACGCTTGGCACCGCGGATGTCCTCAATCGGGGTCGAAGCGGCATCGCTCCACTGCTTCACCTGACCAGAGGAGGGCGAACCGGAAACGCCCTCGTAGTCGTTGGACCACACGCTCTGGGCGAAGAAGTTCGCCACGAAGAGCTTCTCGCGCTTGATCAGCGCCTTGTGGGTCACGTACTGAGTGGCCTCACGGTCCGGGGAAAGGACCGCGTCCGCATTGGCACGCACCTCGTCCGGGATGTCCTTGTGGAACGAGTAGCGGTTGCAGAAGTACGTCGGGGTGTTGTCGAGGCGATAGCCACCACCAGCCGACTCCGTGCCGGGGGCACGAAGGGCCATCTCGTCGCGGTTGAAGTCACCACGCTCGTAGGTGTAGTAGCGGTCGCTCTGCTTGGCGACGGGGATGTTCGGGAACACCCGCGTTGCCACGAAGTTGGC